ATCACGCCGCGATATAAGCCCTCACGGCGGTATTTTTGAACGACTAAGAGTCGGCCCAACTAAATGGGACTTCACTGGGACCCGTGGGTTGTTCGGGATTTGCAGTGGCCTGTTATCAGGTTGATTAACAAAAATGATGAAAAGAAATATTTAGCTTTTTATTTGTTTTTTATGGGTACTCGTGATCGAGATTTCCATGTGCCGTGTGATTGCCGGCTTTAAAAGTTGACCTATCGCTGGACGATTTCATATCCTGACGTGCGAACACCAAGCAGTGAACGTTTCGCATACTTGGTGGCCGCAGCGTGAAGGGAAGTGGAACTCATCAAGGACTTGGCCGCAGCAACAACGGAATCAACGGTGGGAAGATAGGGTTGTATGGCGCGATACAATGACTCAAAACTGGAATGTTTTGTGTTTTGAGCAATAGAGGGCGTTACTGCGGTTGACTCAACAGTTGAAATAGCATCAGTCGAATTAGTTGTCTCCATATGAAGAATAATCTCATAAAAGATGGAGGTATTTGCTGGCATGGATTGTCCGGTGAACACAAGGTAGGAGCCTTGTGTATCGGCAATTTGGTCTACTGTTAGGATGCTGCCATCATAGCAATAGAAAGGACAGTAAGCTGAATTCGTTTGATAGCTAAAAGAAGGTGAGTCACGCTCTTCAAACTCGAAATCCCGCACGTCAGTAGGACGCCAGGTGAGTTGGAAGAAGTCGAGACCACCTGGTCGTGCCATATGCTCACGAGTGTAGGGCATTTGTGACACGACAGAAGTCGGCTGGTTGAAAAGACCAGCCGGTGTGGCGACTGGCAATGTTGATACCTGGGCTACCACGTCATTGAGCGCACACCGAGGTGCACAGCCAAGTGATATGATGCCCGGAATACTGGTAGCTGGAATCATTGGAATGAGACGAATTCCCATAGCAAGTGTACGGGCGGAGTTGCCCATAGAATTCAACAGCACTGCATTGCCGGCCGCAAACCCAGCGCCTGTTGTACCCGTTGGTGCCACAGCAAACGTGGACAGGTTTAGGTTCAACAGAACGTTGGGGTTAGGAACAACAAATCCACTAAAAGACCCATCAGAAGCCGTGGCAAATGATCCACGGAGGTAAGCTGTATGGATAGAAGTGGGAACCAGAGTGCCAAATCCAGCACGAACGGGAGGGTTCGTAAATGGATCAGAAAGGCACTTCATGTACGCCGCAGAGAGGCCAGAAGCCGCGGCAGTATTGCGAAGCGGCCGATGGACTCGGCCAAGCGGTGGCTTCTTCGATACTGCCACGACAACCTTACGCGGTGCACGTGACATAGGTTTTGTTGTTTTAAGAACGACGGTAGTTTTGGCTTTGGAAGGCATGAGAATTTAATTAATTGACTGATCAAGAAATTTTACATGGGCCCATGCGTCCATGGGCCAAAATAAGCCGTCGCCATTAGTTTAACGTCATTACGGACGATTGATATGCAATACACCTGGGGAGTTAACCAACAACGGGCCGGAGCACCCGGTTTTTAGCCAGGGAGTTCTTGATATTACCACAGTGGATGTCACACACTTAGTTTAACGTCATTACGGACGGATAATCCTATGATGGTGGCATTCGCCATAAGGACCAACGCGGGCGCTCGACATCGGAAAACACGTCGACAAAGTGCACGCCTGGATCAACATGATCATAGGTTAATGGCTTAGCCACAACTTCAGGACAGACGCCAGCACACCTGGATACATGGTCATGTTTCGAAATTGGTGTGGTTGAAATTGGCGGAATCACGATCGAGTCGTCAGGCACAACTGGCAGATCATCATGATCATCAGGAGCCACCGAATCAATCTTATAAGCGCGGCTAAACATGGGACAATCAAGCGTGCATGGAAGACTTACAACCCGTTGAAGTTTAGATTGCCACTGTTTATAGTGTTCGCGGGTCAAGCCATAAACATGTTCGAGCATGCACCAGGTATCATTGCTTGGATAGTACTTAGCGCCATCTCGGATATGAAACTGATATTTTGCATGGTCAATCATGGATTTTGTGAGCTTCTTGGGAGGTCGAATGTGGCGGGTCAATTGGTCAACACGGTCCCAATAAACATCAAGGAAGGGAATGCAATGCGACGACTGTTTCCGTGAGAGTGCGTCCCCGCGGACCAATTGCATGATATCCATATTGGGAGGCGGCGAGGCGTAATATCCGGCCTTGGTCAGCACGCGTCCTATTGGAGGACCCATAATGACGGTCGGCTGTCCGTTCGCGTCGTCAACTGGATAGAACCTTGAGCTACAAAATGTTGACTCGTACTCTCTGGCAATGCCCCGACGCACGATGGGGGCGAGGTCAACGCCGATCTTTCTTAGACACAAAGTGTATTCGACTGGGTCAAGCACGGAGCTAACATTGAAAATGGAGTCATCACCCATCAACAACCCACGCACACGAAGATGACGCCACACCCATGATGCACTTGGAACGGTCATGTCATCGTTGCGGAATTGAACGGCCATAGCAAATGTTGACATAAGTCCTTGCAACAATGTGTTGCCACATGACGTATTAGGATCGCCTGAGTGCCGAGTGCCTAGGACAGAATATGATATTCCATATTTGTCGATCGCGTCAGTTTGTATCGATCGCTCTAGGGCCTGCAAAACATGTTCTGGAGCACCCATCATATAGTAGAAATCATTTTCCAACCGGCCAAGCCCAGCATGAATCGAGGCGTCGTATCTGTTGAAATCGCCTTCCAACGTTATGTCT